CAGGCCGCGCCTTTGGCCGCCAAGATCAAGAGCTCGGCCATAAAAGCAGACGAGACGCTCAAGTCTGAGAAGGCCCAGGGTATTGTTCGCCTTCGCTCGGGGTTCGATTCTGAGGCCGCCCTTGCTGGGCTGCGCCCGCTGTTCGATGACCCGGCGACGGCAACTCGGATCAGTCAGCGTCTGCCGACCGCGAAGGCTGCCGAGCAAGACCCGCTCAAGGAAAGCTTGAAGATCGACCATGAAACGATGGCTAAACAGGGCGAACAGTACGAGCACAACATCAAGAAGGTGATTGGCACCCAATATCCAGAGCTGCGGAAAATCCCCGGAGAAAAGCCCGAGGAAACCGCCGAGCGTTTCATCGATCATGTGAAGGGAAACCTGCTCTGGCTCCATGATCAGGTTCCGGCCAACATCCGAGATCGTTCCCATCTTTGGTATGATGGAGCGAGGAACATCACCGACCGCTGGTCTAAGAAGTACCGGCTGCCTGATCGGTCAATCGCTGGTGCGATGGCTGCCCTGTCCCCACAAAAGGATTGGTTCCAGAACGTCTCCCTGGCCGAGCGGGTTCTCGATGTGGTTACCCGGAAGGGCAACCATCAGTGGGATGACAAAATGGAGGAGCTGACCAAGAAGGTATTTGCCAATGAGAAGGGCGTCATCTCTCCAAAGAACCAGGAAATTCTCGACGCCATCCGGGGCAAGCGGCTTGATGAGGTCACAAGCCCCATTGAACGGGCGGCTTGGGTTCGGACCTATGACGAGGCCTATAATGACCGTTCCTATCGCATCGTGACGCCGGAGGGCGGGTTCTCCGAGATCGCGGTCACCGGCAAGGGCTATCCTCAAAAGGTCGCCTGGGGATCATTTAAGGAGATCGCCAAGGCCGTCGCCGTCATCGATGATCATTCCATCGAGAATATCTCTCGACGCATGGGGGACCGGCATAAGGTCAGAAACTTCTACAACAACATCATCGAACCGTCTTCCGACCAGGGCGACATCACCATCGACACCCACGCCGTCGCCGCTGGCTTGCTGCGTCCATTGTCAGGCAACAGTCCTCAGGTCCATCACAATTTTGGAACCGCCCCTGTCAAGGCCAAGCAGCCAAAAGGATGGGTCCCGACCAAGCAAGGGAAAATCCATTCTGCTCAGGGGCTGTATGGCTTATATGCTGATGCCTACCGCCGAGCCGCTGCCGAGCGAGGCATCAGAGCCAGGGAGATGCAATCGATCACCTGGGAGGCTGTCAGAGGTTTGTTCCCGGCGACCGAAAAAGGAGCGAAGAACGTAAATATTGTGTCGACAATATGGGATAATTACAGGGATGGGAAATTGTCCCTGGATCAGGTAAGGAACAAGATCAATGAGCAATTCAAAGGCGTCAACGATCCAGCCTGGGTCGGACGAGATAGTGGACTGGTTGAGGGAGCACCGGCATCCAGTTACACGGGAGAACTACTTGGAGGTGGCTTATCCCAACGGGGTGCCAACGCCTTGGTCGGCGGAACTGGAATCGGAGCTTCCGCAGCCGCTGCAGAACAAGACAGCGTAGAAGAGGTTCAAGTCGCAGGTATCGGTGACAGCATCCTCACGGCAGCTCGAAAGGCATTGCGTCGAGGCCCTAATGTTTCCAGTCTTACCAATGATGAGCTGGCGTCTATTCGTCAGGCAGCAGCTAACCCTGGCCTGATCAACAAGACACTTTCAGATTTTAACTACAACGGATGGGCGGATATTGAGGACATCGACGCCGTTTTCGAATCACTCTCCGATGTCTATTCAAGTGGCATCGACGCCGAGGTAACGGCAGCCAGCAAATCAGCCCGCAACAACATGGCCGACAAAGCCCGCGAGCTAAACAGAGAAATTCAAGCTCTTGAGCAGGCCGGAGGCGACCCCGTCAAGCTGCGACAGACCAAGATTGAGCTGGCCGACATCAACAACCGGCTCGAGGAAATTTCAAAGAAGGCTAGGCCACGGCGTCAGACCGCCGAGGATTCGGAGTGGCTCGCAGCCCGTACCGGCATGACCGTCGACACCTTGATCAACCGCAAGACCGGCCAAGCTTATAATGCTGCCGAGCTGAAAGCGGCCAAGGTCATCGTCACCGGCATGATGAAAAGACTACGCTCCCTTCATGAGGTGGCCGAGTCAGTGCCAACCGATGAGAATATACTCGCCCTCCGCCGTCATACGATGGTGACCGGCGCTGCCATGCTGAAATTCAAGGGAGCACAGACAGAAGCAGGTCGGGCTCTCCAATCCCTGCGCGGTGTGGCAAAGAGCCCGCTTGCCAAGGTGGCCGAAACCAACGAGTTAATTGCCGCATCTGGTGGCGTCCAGGTTAACCGTGAATTTGTCGACCGCATTGGTCATCTGCTCGAGGATGGAGACGAGGCCGCCCTGGCCCGGTTCACCGTCACACAGCGAAAGGCGACGACCGGCGACATGATGATGGAGGCCTGGATCAACTCCCTTCTCGGCTCTCCGGCAACTCACATGGTCAATTTTGTTTCCAACGCCCTCATGCAGGGCCTGCTCCTTACAGATCGCTATGCGGCTGCATTGACCGGCACCGCAGGACGACTCGCCGGGGTAACAAAGAAAGGCGTTACATTTGGTGAGGCCAACCGTTATGCCGTGGGATTGATGGCTTCCATCCCCGAGGCCATGATGGTGGCTGCCCGCACATTCTTGACGGGTCAGGCCTCGGACATCTTCCAGAAGGCAGACTTCCAATATAGACCTGCGATTACAGCCGAAAATATTAACCAGACTAAGCTGGCTCAAGCGATCTCCCCAGAGCTTCTCAAGTCTGGCGGCATCCCGGCCAAGTTGGCCGATGTCATGGGTGAGTGGTATTACCGGCTTCCCGGCAAACTGCTTATGACCGGAGATGACTTCTTCAAAACCATTACTTACCGAGCCGAGGTTCACGCCCTTGCTCAACGGGAAATATTCGAGAGCGGCTTGCGGGGTAATGCCGCTAAGGCCAGATATCGCGAGATTGTTTCCGACCCAGAGATCAACGCTCCCAATATTCACCTGGGCGCTGTCGATGCCTCGAGGTATGCAACCCTGACCACAGAGCCGGGGCGTTTCACTCGAGCTATTGGTGAGGCAAGAGAGGCGGCGCCAGATACTTTTGGCGGCGTTCCCATCGGTCGAATTGTTATGCCGTTCTTGAATGTGATTGGCAACATCGTGAAGGTTCCGGCACATCATACGCCTGGGCTGTCCCTCATGGGAAATGTTCAGCAAAGCATTTTAAAGAACGGCAGCGCAGCCGAGAAGCAGGTGCTGATCGGCAAGTGGGTAACCGGCGCTGGCCTTTATACGATGGGCGCAATGATGGCGATTAACGGCAACATCACTGGCCGGATGACCGACAACCGAAAACTCAAGACTACCCTCGAAGATCAGGGGAAGAAAGAGTATAGTGTGTTCTTGCCTTGGGCAGGTAAGAATGGACAGTGGGTTTCATTCAACAGGATGTCCCCGGTGGCGACTTTCTTCGCCATCTCTGCTGATACCGCGACGGCGATGGCTTACGTCAGAGACCCGGAAGAGCGTGAAATGATAGCGACGGCAGCAATGGCCGCCATCGTTCCTTACATGCAAGACCAAGGCTTCCTGACCGGCGTCAACCAGCTATTCAATGCACTCAACCCGCATCAGGCAGAGGGGGCATCGAAAATTGACGCCATGAGCCGGTATCTTTCTAACATCCTGGCGACATCGCCGGGGGCCGTCCTTGGTTGGCTGGCCCCAGGAACGCCTTTCCAGGGTGGAATGGCTCGACAGTTTGACGAACAACGGCGGGATGCTCGGCCTGATCCGAGATCAACTCCAGAGTATAGGGCCTGGGAACGGACGGTTAACCGTATCATGCAACGGACCCATGGCTTGTCTCAGAACCTACCTCCTCAGATGAACACTTGGGGGGAGGACAGAGTTTTTGAGGGTGGCCTGGGGCCAGACTTCGCGAGCCCGTTTTGGACAAATGATCAGAAGTTTGACCGCGACAAGATCAATGCCATCGAAGGCCTGCCCGAGCAGGTTTACACGATGAACGATTTTGTCGGCGTCCAGATGGGCTATAACATCAACGAGGATCAGCTCCGGCAGCTCATCGATGTAATTGGCATCAACGGCGAACTGGAGCGACTAGGGATGCCGGTGGCGTTGGTTAGCCGGAATCTTGAATCCGTCAAGCTGACACCCGAGGAATATTCTGATTATAATTAATTGCAAGGCCAAGGCGTCATACTTCGCGGGGACGGCAACGGAATCCTGGCGACGACCAGGGACGGAGACAGCATCAACATGGGGCCGAGCACGGCTGTTGATCCTCGGGGCGGTCTCTTCTATGGCGCTGAGCCTGGGAAGTGGTACAATTTAAAAGAGGCCTTAGAGGTTGTCGTCAGGACCAAGGAGTATCGCTTGCTTGGCGATGACCCAGAAGACCCCGGCAAAGAGGGACTCGACACCAAAGCAGAATACATCATGGCGATTGTCCATGCCTATAGAAAGAAGGGGGCGTTTGCTGTTAAGAAGCAGCATCACGATCTCCAGAAACGGATTAACGAGCGGAGGCCGTTACAGTGACACAGAACGCATCAGACGCCAGAATTCAGTACACCGCTGCCGGTGGCGAGACGACCTTCGACTATGACTTCAATATCACCGACAGCTCGCACATTGTTGTTGATGTCGACGATGTCATCTTGACCGAGGACACCGATTACACGGTCAGCGGTGTCGGCGCGACGACGGGTGGAGAGATCAGCCTTATTGGTTCTTATTCTGGCGGGGCAACTGCCGACGAGGTCTGGACCCTTTACCGCTCTGTACCTATTGCGAGGTCTTCCGACTATCAAACCCTTGGCGATTTTCAGGCATCGGTGGTCAATGATGAAGAAGACCAGCAAATCCAGATTATGCAGGAGCTTCGCCGCGACATTGATCGATCTATGGTTTTGGCTCCTTCCGCAAGCGACAGTGTTTCGACAGAGCTGCCAGCTCCACAGGCAGATTACACCATTGGCTGGGATCCGGCAGGCACCGCTCTTGAGAACAAGCTTAGGCAGGCAGGTATCTTGTCGGGCTCCGGCGCTCCGGCTGCTGGGCTTGGCTTGGACAATGACTTCTACATCGACACCACAAACGATGACATCTACGGGCCTAAAACTTCCGGGGCCTGGGGCTCTGCTACATCATTGATAGGCCCGACAGGGGCGACTGGCCCGACTGGCCCTGCAGGTGCAGATGGTGTCTTCGCTGGGACTGAGGCCACTGTCACAATTGCCAACGCTGATAAGATGGCCTTGCTCGATGCCTCCGACAGCTTTAATCCAAAGTACGCGCTTTGGTCAGCTATTAAGACTGCGATAAACACCTACATATCTGGTTTAGGATACTCCTCCACGCCACACACTCAAGGGAAGCACACGATCTTTATTCCTGCTGCTGCCATGCGGCCGACAACATCGAACGGGGCGGCGGCAATTAATGACGTTGAGACAACAGCAGGCCGTCCAGACATTACGGCTTTGGATTTTGATGCGACGGCAGACGAGCACGCTCAGTTTCAAGTCGCGCTACCTAAGTCTTACAATCTCGGCACAGTCACCGCGCAATTCTGGTGGGAGAGCACCGCAGCGGATACAGATGGCGTGACATGGGCAATCCAAGGCGTTGCTGTTCCCGATAATTCGACAATTGATGTCGCATATGGTACGGCGGTAACTGTCGATGACGCCAACCAGGGCGCAGCCGAAGAGCTGCTTGTCAGCGCAGAGAGCGGACCCGTAACGATAGCCGGGACACCAGCTGATGACGATATGTGTTTCTTCCGGGTTTTTCGCGATGTTTCCGACGTAAACGACATCGCTACCGAAGATGCTCGTTTGATCGGTGTTAAATTGTTCATCACCACAGACAAAGGGAATGACACATAATGCCAAATTTTGCCTGCCTTATTAAGGACCAGTTCGTCAAGATTAAGCGCCGGGACTCCCAGCCGGATGATATACCCCACAAGAACATTCGCTGGATTCCAGTTGAAATCACCCATGTCGCCCATGATGCAATCCCTGTTGACGCAGAGGTTGGTGGAAAATGGCAAACGCAATTTCGCCGCCCTAAGCCGGAAACTTACCGGGATAAGCGCCAACACGCTTACGCTATTGGACTGAGCGAAGAGCAGAATATTATGAAATCAATCGGCGACACCCTCGACGCGCTTGTTGACGCTGCCTACGGTGACAAGACAAAACTTGACGCTCTCAAAGTTAAGATCGACGCAATCAAAGCCACAAACCCGAAGGGTTAACAGATGCTTTTAAACAACCACCTTGTCGGTTTCGGGTCTGGTGCCTCTGGGGGTCCTGATGCGTTCACCAAGCTCCAATTGAGTATGGACGGCACAGACACGGCAACGAGCTTTCCAGATGATACAGGTAACCACACTGTGACGGCAAATGGGAATGCCCAGGTAGACACAGCTCAACAGAAATTCGGCACAGGTTCTTGTGTATTTGATGGCACAGGAGATTATCTTTCCGTCCCTGATAGTGTAGATTTTGAACAGACCTCGACGCCGTGGACTGTGGAGCTTTGGGCAAGACTTAACGCGACTACGGGCCGTTACACATTCTGCGACAAATCCAACAGCGGGAACACTGGCTGGGCGATTTGGATGCTTGACGGCGCTCTAGCTTGGTATGTTCTTTCTAGTGGCAGCGCGACGGTAACTTGCATCCAGCCATCTGCAACGGGTTGGTCAACTGCGACGTGGTATCATATCGCCGTTGATTATGACGGGACCGACTACCGAATTTATCGAGATGGTGTTGTCCTCCAAACAACGACCAGCGCGACTGTTCCTGGGGCCAACACTTATCCATTCCAGATCGGGCGCGGCGGGTTCAACGGTGACAGCGGTGACTATAACGGATGGATTGACGAGTTAAGGTTTAGTAACGGGGTGGCAAGGTACGCTGGAGCTTTCACTCCTCCGGCTGTTCCTTTCCCCTAATAAGAATAAACATAACACATTAGCGTTGTGGTTCTTGAGGACCGAGAAAATGAGCGTAACAAGGGAACGGTTTGGTACAATGAGTATTGATGAGGTAAGCAAAGAACTCGGGGCTTTGGCCGCTGATATGAAGCAGCAAACAAAGCTTATCTCTAAGCTGTTCGACAAGCTGGATGAGCGGGACAAAGGCAATGCTGAGTTTCGGCAAGAGTTCCGGGAACATGCGAATGATGAGAACGTGAGGTTTAAAACCCTTGAGGATTTTGTCAACGCAGAGAAAGAGAAGATAGACTGGTGGAAGTCGTTAAGGACTAAATCAGCCTTCGCCGCTGTAGGATTGATGACCGCTGCTTTCCTTACTTGGTTCGGTTCGGTAATCCTAGAGCAATTACACCACATCACGAAGGTCAAATGATGGTCCAGGGAGGGCCACCAGAGATGGACTTAATGGATACACTCAAAGATTGGGCGTGGCTTATCACAGTGGTAATACTGCCAATCGCCGTAAATGCCTTCCGCCTTAGCGCCTCCGTCAAGCGAATGGAGAAGCTACTCGATGCAGATAAGATTGCCGAGTTCAACGGGGAGTATGCTGTCCTTAAGTCCCACGTCCAGGACATGAAAGACGATACCATACCGGGGCTTAAGCAAGATGTTCGGAATATCTTTCAAAAGCTCGAAGATTTAAGGAAATGATTAAATGGTTGAAGCTATTCCGTCAGAAGTTAACATGCTACTTATGTCCTTCGGTATCATGCTGGGGGCTGTCGGTTTTATTATCTGGGAAATGCGAAGATGAGCAACTGGAACCCGGAGACAACCCCTAATTTCACCTTCGAGGAAATGTCCTGCCGCTGTGAAAACTGCGGGGGTGAGGTGCATATGCGGCAAGAGTTCATGGAGAAGCTTCAAGCCATGAGAACGATGTTAGGGCCGATTAAAATTAACTCAGGCTATCGCTGCCGCAAACATCCAGACGAAGCTAAGAAAGATAAACCTGGAGCACACAACCAAGGTCGTGCTGCCGATATTGCGACTGCTGACGGATACTCCCGGTACAAGGTTCTCCACGCTGCCTTCGCTGTTGGGATGCAAGGCACAGGAGTAGCTAATTCGTTCATCCACGTAGACGATGGTCACGATTTCGCGCCACGTCCAACACAATGGAAGTACTCATGATTGGTTTAATTACAGCAGCGTTACCCATTATCGGCAACTTGCTTGATGATGTAATTGAGACTGACGCAGAGAAAGCAGCGGCTAAAGCAAAGCTGATGAAGTTGGCTCAGGACGGGCAGCTCAAAGAGATGGAAATCCGCCTGTCGGCTATCATGGCGGAAGCCAGCAGCAAAGACCCCTGGACTAGCCGAGCACGGCCTTCGTTCATGTATGTGATTTACATTCTGATCCTCGCCAGCATTCCAATGGGGTTCCTGTTCGCCGTATCTCCAGAGGTTGCGGGTAATGTGGTCCAGGGCTTCACAGGTTGGCTCCATGCTATCCCTGATAGTCTTTATACGCTGTTCGGTGCGGGTTATTTAGGTTATGCCGGTGCTCGTACAGTGGACAAACTGAAGAAATGACGATCACCCTCCTAGCTTTCATATCCGGCGGATTGGCCCGTGTCATAGACGGCACTGGCAAGGTTAAGGGGTCTAACGTCTTAATGGCATTAGTCGCTGGCCTTGTGTCATTATTGGGCTATTGGCGGCCTTATCCATTCTGTCCTGATAGCAGGCTTTTGCGGCTGGGCCTTGCAAAAGGGGTTCAACGGCTGGGATCGGTTTTCCTTCCAACAAATCAGCCACTATTGGCCCGCTGTCATCCCTGCTTTGTATTTCGGTTATAATGGTAAGCCCACATTCATGGTATCCTATTGTATATAGCCTACTGTAATAACCAACAACACCCCCAACGCCTCTCATAAGAACGGCGCACCATGGGGGTCACTTATATGGTACGCAAGCCGCATTAGATCTCATTGCTATTGTCTGTTGGCTCATAGACGCCTTCACTTTCTCAGCAGCTTTAAGGCAGTCGTCAGCCTGCTTAAACTCAGCTTGCCGATTTACATTCCAGTAAAGACTTTTCCTCGCCCAATCCTCTTCCGGCAGTGGCTGGCCTGTTACAGCCCACATCATTACAACTAATTTCCAGGTCATTCTCTTGATCTCCTAAACGCTACGGCAAAAGGTAATCGCCAGCGCATATGTGACGGCGCTTTAGATACCATATGCAAGACACGGTGCATCCCGGTGCATTTACGCCTTGGTGACCAATCACGAAACCAGAAATGTTTGTCTATCTCGTGCTTTCGCGGGCCACCTTGCCTTGCCCGAAGTCGCTGTAATAGTGGTGATTTAACTTTCATCCGACTTTGGCCTCTCAACTAAACTATCTTTCCAATCAACAGTACCATTTTTAAAGGAGACGAAAGCGCCTGCATTTCTATACAAACCATTAGTAGACCAATAAGAACTCATTATTTTAGGTTCTTCGGTGTATAAGAAAACTTTGCCATTATCATACCTCGCCATCCATTTAAAGTCAGGGTGCACATGGGACCAATCAATTGTGTCTGGGAAAGCTTTGATACGGTAATCGAAGTTGTCCCAATCCCATAGGGGGGTATTGATATCATTCCAGTATCTATCCCCTCTTACTCGTACCTCAACCTCACCACCATCAGCAACATGCTGCATGATTTTAATCTTCTCGTGTATGGTTATCATTTTCGTGCTCCTAAACAGTTTTACCTTTGCAATCATTTCTAGTGCAAACTTGAGGCTACTGCGGTTTTTTACTGGTCACCCAAGTGCGAAAATCACAAGGCGACCATCTATAAAGCGTTTTGGTATTACGATCAGGTCCATAACATTCGTTGTTAAATTTATCTGCGCTATCTTGAGCTAACCTATTCCACTCCACCTTCAATTCTTCGCTTAAGGTATGATATAGAGCTATTTCTTCTGCCTCATGTATGGCGATTGGCGCGGAAGTATCACGTATGTAGTTTTCTCTGCGATTAGTCATCATTAGGCTCCTCAATTTTACAGGGGGTTCCGTCTTTGCGGCGCTTAATAGCAAACTCTATTGGAGAAGGGTCAGCTTCATTGTATGCGTGACATTCGCCATCCTTTACTGAACCAATAAAGTCTACTAAATATTCAGGGGATGTGCACCAGTAAAGGCCATCTTCAATCGTGGCTTCATAAGGTATCCAATCGGTCATATTACATAGATCAAATGCAGTCCAGGTTATGCCGCTAGCATCAGCTAGCCTTACACCACCAAAATGTATATACTTTCCTGGTACCCAGTGTGGTCTAGCGATCTTCTCACCATTTCTTAAAGCCTCTGACACATCAAACTTATTTCGTTCGTTACGAAGTGCATTTGATAATTTACGTAACAAACCCACTGCTGCTCCCCGATCACCTTTACGTCTATCTAAGTACTCATCAGTCCATGCTAGCAAAGCATCGTATTCCTTTTTCATACCTCCACTCCTTCTATGTAGTCCATCGCTAAGTTGATCGTATTCTTAACTGAGGCGGGACCGTCGTAGTCGTCTGCTCCCCAGTGTTCCCTCGCCTCTTTGATACTAAAATCCCTGCATCCGGCGTGGATACGCCACTCTCCGTCTTGGGCGATAGCGAACCATGTGTACGAACGTGGTTCAGCAACAGGAAGAGGCTCCCACCTCCTCGTCAAATCACAGTCCTGGCAGTCCCAGCAGCTCGTGCAGTTCCGGCAGTTTATGCAGTTCCGGCAGTTTATGCAGTTCGTGCAGTTCCGGCAGTTTATGCAGTTCGTGCAGTCCTGGCAGTCCCAGCAATTCCGACAGTTCCGGCAGTTCGTGCAGTTCCGACAGTTCAAGCAATTCCGACAGTTCCGGCAGTCCGTGCAGTCCCGGCAATTGACAAGCGTTTCTAAGCTCGCACGAGCTTTCTCCTCTGATCCCCAGTATTCAACCGAGGCGCGGTTTCCGTTATTATCAGTGATCCACATAGCTATATCCATCCATAATTAGGGGTGCGGTAAATTCTCCGACGCATAGCCATGTTGTATTCGAACAGGCACACCTTGAACACGGGACATTGGAGCAAAAGCTCGTTCTCGGTTTTCAAAATGGCCTCCTTTAGGTTTTACTCACCTTGGACAAGCGCTCACGCTCACGATTGCGCATGACGGCATCGGCAACGAGGTCTAAATCTAGGTGAGGCAAAATAGCGTTCATCGCCAGCACGNCAATGCGGGCGGCGTAATCGTCGCACTCCATGTCCCTGCCGCAGAGCCATTCCATTTTGACGCCTAAAAATTTGGCGAGTTCGAAAACCTTGTCAACGGATGGCGTCCGTTCCGGCTTGTTCTCAAGCTCCCAGATATAGGATTTGCTGGAACCGATAGAGGTTGCCAACTGCTGCAATGACAACCCGAGTTGTTTGCGCCGTGCGTGTAATCGTTCTGGACAAAACCTGCTCATTTTTGGTCCTCGTCTGGTAGGGAATTTTGGGACGTTATTTTTACATATAGACAATATGTAGACAAGCTACTTTGGCTTAAATATTTTATAAGGGTATGCAATATGCCCCTCGCCAAATTTTTCAACGATCAGGGCCGCCTTTGTCGCACTTCTGACCTTGCTTAGGTCTTGATAGATTCCGGTCAAAACGGCAGGGACTTCGTCCATGTTGGCATTACCTTGGTGATATGGCCGCCACTTGATCCCTGCATTTTCCATCTCGACAATGAAATCGATATAGGCCTCATGGGGCGTCTCAAAATCCATGCCAAATTTTGACCGGACAATCATCACAGCACCTGAATTGTTCTTGATTTGGCATACTGGCGCTTGATCCAGCCTCTGCCCTCCAATATTTTCAGCGAGGTAAACATGCCGCCTTTCGACGCTTTGCCTGTTAGCTCCATCAGCTCGGCAATGCTGGGGGAGTGTCCTTCCCTGTCTATATATTCCACGATGATGTTAAACAGGGCTTGCTGCGACGGGGTGAGGGGTATTTTTGGCTTCCTCAAATCTGCCAGCTCGGCACGAAGGCGCTCTATTTCATTGGCGGCTTCATGAGATGGTATCATCCCTTTGATTGATCTAAGGCGCTCGACAATATCTTCCATCAGTTTTCCCTCCAGATTTTCACGATCTCGTCGCGGCGCTTTTGGATTGCGTAGATCTGGACTTGGAGCTTGTCCCATATTTCATAGTCCGGCTCGATTCGTATGATCTTTGGCTCGAGCAGGAACTTAGCTTGGGCAGCTTTGGACGCACCGTGTGGGTTGTGCGGCTGGTGAAATAGGATTAGATCACACCACTTGCGCTCACAGAGCATCATCTGCCCTTGAAGCTGCATCTTGAAATCTGCTGGGACGCCTTCCTCTGTCCAGGTGCGAAAAATTTCTACGATCTTTGGGCCGAGCGGTGCCTTGATTNCGAGTAGACCGTCCTCTCCGACGAATTGATCCGGTGAGCATCCTGCGGTCGCTGGCTTGTCGTCGGTTTCATTGGTTACAAAACCAACCGATTCGGTCTCGTTGTCGGTGATCAATTGATAGGCCTCGATTGCAAGCTGCTCGGCTTCGATGCCGCGCTCGGTGTGCTCGTTGCCGTTCCATTCGTCGGAGGGCAGGCCGGTAATGACCTCATAGGCGAGTCGGTCGGCGTAGTTTGACTTAGCAGGCTTCAAGGTCTTGGGCGTTAGCAGGCTAGAAAATTCCGATGCGGTCGGAATTCCGCACCTGAGCTGATACCATTCAGGCGATCTTTGCAATATGTTGTGAATTCTCATTGTGCTTTCCTCTTGATGCGAGCATTTAGGATGTTAACGGCGGCCCCATATTGGGCGTTAGAGAGGTCGGAGACGCTGCCGAGGTGCAGCTTGCTGCAAAACTCGCTTATGTCGGTCTCTGATTGTATCAGCAGCTCCTGGATGTGGCTTAGCTGCTCATCTCCGATTGATTGCGCCTTGAAACCTCCGAGGCCATCGTCATCCTCTCCCTCGGCAACAAGGCCTGTAACGGCCATGAGGGTATTCCTGCGGAAATAGCTGTCGGTTGATACGATGCCTTGAATTAGGTTCTTGCTGCCGCCTGTCTCCGCGCCCCCAGCCAATGATGAGCTTTCCTCATGGCCGAGGGTGTGGCGTAAAATGCAGGTTACCTTGAGGATGCCGATGCCTGTTGGCTCCGATCTCCAGGTCGCGGTGATTCCTACCTTGAGCAGGGCAGGCCTGACAACCTTGATAACATCTGTAAAGTCAGCGAAATAGTACTGCGGGCCTTTGCTTCTGTCTTTACCATAGACCGGCTTTGTCTTGGTGATGACGGGCGGGTTGGCGTGAAAATCTGCCATCGCCCTGATGTATGCCTGCTTGGCCTCGATGGCGTCGGTTCGTTCCTTGAGCCCGATCAGCTTCTCGAGCTTGTCTGCATCGAAGTCTTTATCGGCAGCGGCGGCGGCCAGCATCGACATGATGGTGACCTCCTTCTCTTCCGCAACCTGAATTTCTCCAGGCTTTTGTTCGGTTAGTTCGTTCATTCTTTCCTCCTCTACCAGACTATACTGGTGGCGATGAACATTAAAATTAACAGGATGTAACCGAGCCAGCGCATTAGTAATAGATCGACGTGTGCGGCACGGTTCCCCCAGCGATGGCTTTGATTGCGGCTTTCCCTGCGCTCTCACTGAGGCCTGCGGTCGACGACATATCGGGCTCGAAGGCCTCGACCTCTTTCTCAATGGTGGCGAGTGCTGTGTTGTCAGGCATTGTGCTTTCCTCTACTTGTCAGCGGCATTGCGGGCGCGGTCGTAGGCATCGACCAGGGCAACGGCATTGTGGAATAAAATTTTGGGTATGATGATGGCTCGGTGATCGTCCTGAAAGATGGCAACGCTGTCGTCATCAATCTGAAACCGTACTTCGTCGCCTTCGATTTCGATCTTTTCTGAGATTTCAATATTCATGCTTTCCTCCGTTAAGTTCAGCTTTGTTCTATCATGCCGACATTGTGTCGACAAGTATTAATCTGATCGGGGTGAAGGAGCCATCGAGGCGGCGGTCGAAGAGAACGAAGTCTTTTGTGTCGGTCCTCTTCCAGAACCTTTTGCAAGGCTTAACCGGCGCGTTCATCCATTCGTTTAAATGCTCAAGCGCCATCTCGTTGTCAGAAACGGTCACGGCGTCTGCCATAACTTCAAATGAAACACTCATTCGGAAATCTCCTTTATAGCGGCTTCAATAAGTTCGTCGGCGGCTTCTTCGGCTTGAACAAATAACTCGTCGGAAGCTTCTAATTTATCAACGCCGCCCCAAGAGTCAGTTACAATTTCTTTCACGTTGATAATCTCAAGTTCGTCATGGGTTGCCGGTTCGGCATTTTCAGGCAAGCAATCGATCCTGGCAGGCTCTCCCCAGGAAACCGTGAATTCGACCTCAAGCTCGATGACTTCGTTCATTTCGCCCTCTGCTTCGATTGTGTGCGTGAAAGTTTTGGTCATTTTACTTTCCCCCTCTGGACAATAGTTCGCGACGAGCATCGGCAAGGTCGGCCAGCTCGGCTCGGTTCAAGCGGTCGCCGCATTCAAGATACATGATCCGTTCCACAAGCTCCTCACGGCTGAAATGTTCATAGCCGGTCTTGGGATCGTTTTTGAATTGAGCGGTGTGCTCTCTGATCATCTGCATTGCTGTTTTCATCTCAGCCCCTTTGGTTCGTTAATGTTCTTCATTGTGTATACGCCCGTTGATGTGCTATGTCAACAGTGTATCGACATTAACCAAGGAGGCCCAACAGATGGCCGGTAAACACGTCCCAGGACAACGCAAAATCACGGTCTATCTGCCGAAGGAATTGGCCGATAAGATCGACGCCGCTGCCTCTCATGAGGCTCTCAACCCCGGAAACGTCTCGGCGTACATTCGCCGGGTTGTCTCCGAGGACTTGCTCGAAAATCATAACCAGTAGGAAAAACCATGACCACTGCAAAGAAAGAAGAAACCCAAACCATGACCGCCGAGGAGCAGGAAGAATTCCGCCAGTTCCAAGCGATGAAGGCATCCAAGGCCAATCAAAAGAAAGAGGATGAGGCTATTGATAAGCAGGCCAAAGCCCGAGACGCTAAGATCGTCAAGCTGCAGGCCGTCATGAATGATGCTGCCGAGGAGCTGTCGGGGCTTGGCATCCATGTAGTCACGGCCAAGCTCAAGCTGCGGCATAAGGAATGGATAGCGAATCGAGCGTCTCAGATCGGGGTAGACTCCAATCACATGGTCGAAAAGATTATCCGGGAGGCCTGCGCTGCTGACTATACAAAGGGCGGCACGCTAGGCGGTGGCGAGGGTGGATCAGGCAAGGCCGGTGAATTTAACCCGGTAACTGGACAGCATGGTTAAGCCGGGGCTCTCCCCTTATCTTCACCCTCTGGTGACGCCAGAGCCTGCGGAAGAGAAAATCAGCCGAATGCAGGCCGAGACCCTCCTCCGCAGGACTAAGAAAACGCACTCCAATTTCGAGGGCAGCTCCGACGATCTCTCCCGAGCGTATGACGGCAAGCTCGGTGAGCTGCTGGTCTGCAAATATTTCGGCCAGGGCATCCCGGCCAATAATTGGGACGGCGGAACCGACCTTGAAATCAGGGGCAAGAAGGTCCAGGTCAAAACTATTCAGGCTTTCCACAATACAATGTGGATATATCCTAAATGGTCTCACGTTAAGCGGCAGGCCCTGCCCTTCACGGCTGACATCTTAGTCCTGGCCGTTCGGGTCAATGCCGGAATCCAGATCGTGGGGTGGATTTACAAAACAGCGGCTAGAAAGCTTGCCGAGCACCTGCCTTGGGCCGAGGACGGTCAAAATTGGAAAGGGGTGCAGCACAAATACTTATCTCCCATGTTTGAAATGCTCCGGCAGTGCGACACATGCGGAGACAAGATCGCGCCTTTCTCTTCTGATCCTGACCGGAAAATCTGGACCTGCTCAAAGCATAGGGGGAAAATGGAAAAGCTTAAGGTCTTGGACCTGTTCTCTGGTATCGGCGGCTTCTCCCTCGGACTTGAGAGAACGGGCGGCTTCGAGACTGTGGACTTTTGTAGAGATCGAAAAATTTCAGCGTAAGGTTTTACGTAAACACTGGCCGGGTGTGCCAATATTCAACGATGTGAGGAAGCTCAATGCAAATGAATTTGGACTATCTATTGATATCATTACAGGAGGATACCCATGCCAACCATTTAGCCACGCCGGGAAGCGAAGAGGCTCGGAAGATGACCGCCACCTATGGCCGGAAGTTAATCGGCCCACAAATCCCCGAAATGATTGGCTACGCAATTTTAGAGGCAGAAAGGGTTGTATCGACATGAGAGTGTGGGTACAATCCTGGGGCGATGTTAAAATGCGGGGAGTAATTACCCTGCAGGCCTTAGTTCCTGGCTCGTCGCCTCATCGCCACTTAGGAACTGATTGGAACTAATATGGCTCAATTCCCGTCTCTCCCATTATTCACCGATGCCTATTTGGCAGACACAACGCATTTATCAACTACAGAGCATGGTGCCTATTTGCTTTTATTGATCGTTGCATGGCGGAGTCCTGATTGTGGTCTCCCCTCTAACCCACGTGAATTGCAGAAATATTCAAGGCTAACGCCGGGTCAATTCAATAGAATTTGGCCGGTGCTAAAAGATTTCTTCTACGAAGATAATGGACGTTTATTTCAAGGAAGATTGCTCGATGAATTAGAAACCGTCAAACGACTGACTATACAGCGGTCAAACGCCGGTAAAGCTAGTGCATTGAAAAGAAAGAAAAGAGATGAACGGGCGTTGGTACGAGATGCCAACGAGAAACAAGCACCCACACCCACACCCACACCCACACCCACAACTAAACCCTATAGTCCCTTTGTCAATGAGGCGGTGGAAATCTACAATGAGGTAGCGGAGAAAATCTCTATCCCTCTATGTCAAAAGGTCACGGATACGAGAAGGAAGCAAATAGAAGCCCGGCTCAACGACTGCGAAGGGATTGAAGGCTGGAAAGCTGCGATGGTTAAGTTAGAACAATCTCCTCACTGTCATGGTTTCAATGACAGGGGGTGGAAGGCGAGCATAGATTTTCTATGTCGAGAGAGTAGCTTCGTTAAGCTGATGGAAGGAGTATATGATGGCGCTCCTATGCAACAAGATATTTCAAAGGCAGACATATTCGACGCAATGAGGAAGCAAGTAAAATGAACAAGCTGCAGATCGCCGCGCAAGGCAGGCTCGAAACCATATCCCCAATGGAGACCGACAAGGGCCTGATGGTCAAGCTACGCTCCATCTGCCCAGAACTGAGGATCGAGGAGCGTTCCATATTTTCAGAATCCGGCTTTGCCGGTACGCAAATTTCTAAAATTGAGAGGCCAAGGGGCATAACCCAAGGTCAGATTGATAATGCCGCAAGATCCCTGTCACTCGCATTGCTTCCTGCCAATCCTGATACACTCCTGAATTTGCTTCAACGTCTTTCCATGTCTACCAAGTCACGCAATAAGTCATCAAAGGACTTCGCTCAAGAGATAGCCTTCTACGCTGATGAGCTTACCAAATCTCCGGCTGACATTGTAGTTGATGTTCTCAAGATCAATCGCCAATGGTGGCCGTCACTTGGGGAGCTGTTGGAAGAGATCGCGCCAAAGGCATATCGTAGGCAAGCCCTTCTTGACCAAGTAGAAACATGGCAGCCCTGGACCGAATCCGACGAGCTTTTATATTTACAAAATGTCCGTAAGGACATCGCGTGGCACGCTCGATATTACAAGCGGTCAAAGCCAGAATTGTCGTCTAAATATGCAGCCAAGCTCGAGCATATCGAGGCTAAAATCAAGGTGTTGAATTAATGGGGCTTCCCTCTCTCACAGGCAAACAAAAGGCATGGGCTCAAGCATATGTAGGGCCAGCAAGGTTCAATGCGAGTGAGGCCGCCCGTCTAACCGGCATCGCCATAAGCTCAGGGGTCGAGAACAGGTCAAAACCCCATATAATGGATTATGTCGAGGAGCTGCAGAAGGACGCGCTCAGGCGGCACATGATCTCGCAGGCCAGAACTCTCGAGGAATTGGTCGCCATTGGCTTCTCAAATATCACCGACATTTTGACGGTCGATGGCGATGGCCGAGTCACAATGAAAGACCTCGACGAGGCACCGCGACACGTTACCAGCTCTATCAAGAAAATGAAGCTCAAACGCACAAACAAGCCCGATGGAGACTTTGACGAGATACTAGAAATCGAGCTTCACGATAAGATGACGGCCCTCAAGATGCTTGGTACTTTCCAGGGATTGTTCGAGCGTCAAGATGGGGGAGACGACGAGGAGAAGCCAGTCTTTACCGGGCTGGAGATTGTAGCACCAAAGGAGGAAAGCTGATGGTTAGGCCAAATGCATTTACGGTAAACATGGACCTAGAAATAATGGAAGACCACAAGAACGGGGTTGAGATTAGCACCACGGCCCGCAAGCTTCGCATGTCCAAGCGATCAATCGAACATCGTATTGTTAAGCTCAAGGCCGCCGCTGGTGAAGAAGTGCGGAGTCTTGCCAGACAGGAGAACGTGAAACCGTCCAGCGATGAGCTAACCAACGCCAAAGAGCGAAAATGTCTCATGCATAGCGGGCCGTTTTTATCAATGCACAGCGGCGAACGTATATGTCCTCGGTGCAGGGCCTCGAGAGCTTGGCGGTCAGGTCAATCTGATTTCTCGGAGGTGGTAGGATGATCGGGGAGAGCGGCTATCAGCGGTTAGAGAATGATGCCTACTACACCCCGGCATGGTGTACCGAGGCCCTCCTCCGGCATGTCAGCTTTAGTAATGTTTGGGAGTGCGCGTCCGGCAAAAGGAACATCTCAAATGTTCTTGAGAGCTTTGGCGTCAAGGTTGTCTCAACAGACATCGACCACGGCCCAAATTTCGATTTCCTATCGATGGGGAAAACTGGCAATGATATTGTTACCAACCCCCCATACTCTCACGCAGAGCAATTCTTGAGGTATGATCAAAGAGAATTGGAGCGATGACCTTCGTCCCGACCAAACGCCGCCTTGATCTCTCCGAGTCGCCAACCGTCTGGCGGTTTATGCAGAGCGAGGCCTTCGTTCGTATCATCATTGGCCCGGTGGGCTCCGGCAAATCAACCGGGTAGTGCGGCGAGATCATGCGGCTTGCCCTCCTTCAAGAGCCAGGGCCTGACGGCATCCGGTATTTCAAGGCAGGTATTGTCCGTAACACTTACGGTGAATTGCTATCAACTACAGTTCAGACTTGGAAATCAATGTGGACTGAGGAGCTTTGCGGGAAGATCAGGCTCTCGGTTCCCATTACCCAGCACATTATCAGGCCGCCAAGGGGCAAGCCCGGTGATGCCAACTATGAGCCAGGGGTCGACATCATCATCGAATTCATGGCGCTTGACCGGCCAAAGGACGTTAAGAAGCTGTTGTCCTGGGAAGGCTCGGTCATCTGGTTTAACGAGTGCAGAGAGATCGAGCGTGCCATCTTTGACGCAGCGACATCTCGCGTTGGCCGTTATCCATCGATGGCTCAAGGTGGTGTTGAATGTACCCGGCCTTGCATCATTGCCGACACCAACCCACCCGACGACATGCACTGGCTCTATTCGCTGGAGATCGAGCGGCCAAACGGTTGGGAGTTCTTCCATCAACCTGGGGCCGTGGTCGAGATGAAGGATGCCGATTTCGAGATCGAGCCCGACGATGTCATCTTCGCTGCCGGGTCCAGCTTCGTCATCAATCCCAAGGCGGAGAACGTGAAGTATCTGCCGTCCAACTATTACCAGAGAATGTTGCCCGGTAAACGCCGCGACTGGATCACGGTTTACGTCGAGGCCAAGTATGGATTCGTCAAAGACGGTAAACCAGTTATCCCGGAATATAACGATGATCTTATGTGCCAGGATGACCTCCCTGTCCTCGATGGCGTCGACCTGCTCCTCGGAGCTGATATCGGTGGCGGAACCTTGCAGCCTGCAGCGGCCATCGTTCAACGTCACCCTAGAGGCATCTGGATGGTTCACGCCGAAGTAGTCTGTACGTCAATGGGGCTCGACCGATTCAGCGATCAAATCAATCAAACGATGTCGGAGACCTTCCCAGATCAAAAGATCGCGAGAGGGTATGGTGATCCGGCAGGCGCAACCCGAGACGAAATATTTGAGACAACAGGTTTCCAGCATCTGAGGTCTAAGGGGATTCCGATGCACCCGGCACCGACGCAGAATCCAAAATCACGTATCGAGGCAATCCGCACACCGATGGGCCGCCTGATCGATGGCAAGCCAGGGTTCCTGATCCACTAAGACGAGTGCACAATGCTGCGCTATGGCCTCCGAGGCCGGTGGACCTATAAACGGCTCCAGGTGGTCGGCTCAGAGCGATACAGCGACACGCCAGATAAGAACGAATACTCTCACCCCTGCGATGGCCTCGGCTATGTCCTGTCTGGCGGTGGTGAAGATCGAGCGATTAAGGGCAGGCAGCAACAGCAAGCTAATGGCCAACAGCATAATGCGATGGTCGAGTTCAGTGTTATTTTAGGAGGAAAGAATGAGGCNNCCCCCGTTCAACTTGATAAAAGTCAAGTCTCGGATCGTCGTCGGCGCTTGGCTCGAACGGCTCGCCGACCTTTACCGCTTCACTTGCGTTGGTGGCGCGGCAATCTTCATTGTCTCCGGCCTCGCGGTCGGGTGTTTTAAATTTTGGTGGTGGTTGCTGTCATGAAAGCAAAAATCAAATTTGACCAGGACGAGGGTTTCTATGTTGCCAGAGCCGTCGTAAGTAGCGAGACGCAAATCAACGATGCTTTTGCCTGTTGTCGTCAAGCGATGAAAGATGACGCCAGGGTCAAAAACCCTGGTGATCTTCTGGAGTGGATTGAGGATATGGAAAATGGAAGGCTCGGCGTTGAGGCCGTGGCCGTTAGGGGCTAGACATGACCGAAATGAGCAATGCCGAGAAGGCGACAGCGGCTCGCGACTGGTGGGACAAGACCGGGCGGAAATTGCTGGTGCAACAATTCAAGGGGAATATTTCAAGAGAAAAGGAACGCATCTCGGCAGGCGGTCGCATCAAGATCATGGGCGACACATCACCCGAGATCAAGACCGGCATCTCTCTTGGCTTGCCGTGGGTACAGCTTACAGTTATTGAGCAGGCGAAGGTGATCTCGGCTTGGTACACGCACAAATATCTCGGGGAGAGAGAAAAGGGGCTGCTCTCTTGACCTTCCTAGTCGAACGTAAGGTCCGGGTCTTCTATGTGGCATTTCAGAAGGGGCTCAAACGCCACTGGTGGGATGTTGTCATGGATGGCGAAATGCGGCACTGCTGGGCCTTTCATGCCGTTGGCTTCCCCGACGAGGGCTTGATGTCCGAGCGGTACTGTTTGAAGTTTGAGGTCTCCGAATCCCGGATAAGTACCGAGGCTTGGTGGGCAACGCCGGAGGTGGTCGTCGAGCACTTCAAAGACGCCGTTGTCGATATTTTAGCGGTCAGGGTAGAAATTGACGACAGAGTCGGCTATATTCCACGGGGTCTCTTGACTTGCGTCTCGGGGCTCAAGGCTCTCTTAGGGGTAAGGGCATGGTGGGTGATAACTCCCAACCAGCTCTATCGGTATCTGAAACGCATTGGCGCGGAGTCGGCTTTTTGATAAGGCTTGTTCAAGAAAAGGATCGTGAGACACTGCTCAAGATCGGTGAGAACTTCATCGATGAGGGCGGCTATAACGATGAGCCCGACTTCGATATTCTTAACCAGGGCGTTGATGCAATCCTCGATCAAGGTCGGCCTGAGACGGTCGGACTCGTCTATGAGAAGGGCGGCTTTGTGGTCGGGTTCTGCTATTTCACGGTGGCCTCGATGTTCACAAAGCGACCTTGGTGCTTCCCTCATGTGATCTATGCATTCCCAGAATATCGTAACGGGCTCGTGATTCACCGGCTTGTTAAGGAGATGCTTCGATTCTGCGAGGACGCCAATGTCTCAAATGTCTTCATAACGTCAACCGGCAACCTCGGCGAGGAGAATGACGAGGCCTTCGTTCGTCTCTTTGAGCATTTTGGTTTTAAGCAACTCGGTCCAACCCTAGTGAGAGAAATGTAATGTCAAAATTTAAATCGTTATTCGGTGGCGGCGCTCCAGCACCAGTAGGGCCAGACCCGGCAATCCTCGCTGCTCAGAAAAAGCAGCAGGAGCGTCTCGACAAGCAAGAGGCCGAGCAGGAATCGGCCAAGGCTGCCAGAG